AACCAATAAGAAAACTAAGAAAGCTTACATTGGTTGTAAACAATATTATGTAACACGTAAAGGTAAGAAAGTAGAATCTAATTGGAGAATATATACAGGCTCTAGTAAATACCTTAACGAAGACATCAAGAAGATTGGCAAGAAACATTTCCGGTTTCAAGTTGTCGGTGAGTATAAAAACAAAAGAAGTCTTCGGTACTATGAGTGTTATTTTCAAATGATCTACAAAGTTCTTACAGCAAAGTTAGAAGGTACGGATGAACCCGCCTACTACAATAACTATGTGGGCGGGAAATTTTATCGCCCCGTTCAGGAGGCTGAAGATGAGTGACATCCTTGACTTCGATAGTCTTTATGACCTAACTCAAAAAGACCCAGACAGAACTCTTAATCTAGCTATTATACTTCAGGCGTTGCTAGATATGAGTAAGCCAAAAGAACCTAATGAAACTAATGAGACTGCTCTTCAGAGAGATCAGGCATCAGCATGGGTGTTTGCTTCGGTTGGTGTTACCTGTGAGAACTTCGAAAGCACATGTCATATGGCCGGACTAGAGCCAGACACTGTTAGAAACTTTGCAATTAAAGCTGTAACCTCGGAGAATGTAAATGAAATCAGACGAAAGCTTAACTCGTTCCTATGACGAAGCAAACTACCCAAAAGAGGAACGCAACTATGATTATTATCTTAGACGCATGAAAGAAGAAAGAGCATTAGAACAACAGGTGGGAGGACAACACTACAAGGGATGCAAGATACAACCAGTTGAATATATTCACGCCAATGGGCTTGACTATCTGGAGGGCAATGTGATAAAATACATTACTCGACATCGCACTAAGGGGGAGGGAAGAAAGGATATTGAGAAAGCAATCCACTATGCCCAACTCATATTGGAAATGGAATACGATAAGTAGAAAGGGAACAAAGCTATGCCACAATTTCGATCTAATGAAAATCCTATGTTTCGCTCCAAGTTTAGCGAAGACATATTCAAACATAAGTATGCCCACCATGGGTGTGAGACATGGGATGCACTAGCGGCCACACTGGTAGATGATGTGTGTCAGGACTACCTACCGAAGGAAGACAAGGACGAACTGAAGCGTATGATCACCGACCTGAAGTTTATTCCCGGTGGTCGTTATCTTTATTATGCTGGACGTGATAACAAGTTCTTTAATAACTGTTATCTGCTACGTGCAGAGGAAGATACTAGAGAAGATTGGGCTGACATCTCTTGGAAGTCTGAGTCCTGCCTGATGACAGGCGGTGGTATTGGTATCGACTACTCCGTGTATCGTGAAGAGGGACGTATACTTAACGGCACTGGTGGTCTTGCCTCCGGCCCTATTCCAAAGATGCAGATGATCAATGAGATTGGTCGTCGTGTTATGCAGGGTGGTAGTCGTAGGTCTGCTATCTATGCCAGCCTTAACTGGAAACATCCCGACGTTGATAAGTTTCTTGCCAGTAAGAACTGGTATGATATGCCCGTAGGAGAGACAGGTTTCTCTGTTGGTCAGATCAAAGAGCAGGACTTTAACTTCAATGCTCCACTGGATATGACAAACATCAGCGTTAACTACGATACTGAATGGTTACTTAACTACTGGAAGACAGGAGATGTTGGGGATACTTTTAAGCAGAATGTTAGACAAGCCCTATCTACCGCCGAGCCGGGGTTCTCTTTCAATTTCTTTGAGAAGGAAAATGAGACACTACGTAACGCTTGTACGGAGGTTACATCCGAAGATGATTCTGATGTTTGTAATCTTGGCTCTATTAATATGGGGCGCATTGACGATCTAAAAGAGTTTGCAGATGTAGTCGAGCTTGGCACTAAGTTTCTTCTGTGCGGCACACTCAGAGCCAAGCTACCCTATGACAAAGTTTACAAGACAAGAGAAAAGAATCGTAGGCTTGGTCTTGGTCTTATGGGTATGCACGAATGGTTGATTAAAGGAGGACAGAAGTATGAAGTTACCGAAGGACTTCACAAGTGGTTGGCAGTCTATAAAGGAGTTAGTGACCACGTTAGCGCCGACTTTAGTAGTACTCTTGGGTGTAGTCGCCCTGTCGCAAATCGTGCCATTGCTCCTACCGGCTCAATAGGTATTCTAGCTGGAACCTCTACGGGTGTTGAACCTATCTTTGCAGTTGCCTATAAGCGTAGGTATCTAAAAGGTGGCAACCGTTGGCACTATCAGTATGTGGTGGACAGCGCAGCACAGGAGATCATTGATCTGTACGGCGTAGACCCAGCAAACATTGAGTCTGCTCTTGATCTTGCAGAAGACTACAAAAGGCGTATGAAGTTTCAGGCAGATGTACAAGACTACGTTGATATGTCCATTAGTAGTACTATCAATCTGCCCAAGTGGGGGAGTAAACTTAACAATGAAGATACAGTTGATGAGTTTACCAATACTCTTGCTTCTTATGCTCACAGGCTGCGAGGTTTCACGGTGTACCCTGACGGGTGTAGGGGAGGACAGCCTCTTTCTTCGGTGCCGTATTCTGAAGCTGTAGAAAAGCTTGGTGAAGAGTTTGAAGAAGGACTAGAGACACACGACATCTGCGATATTACTGGACATGGTGGTAGCTGTGGCGTGTAAAAAGATGTGTAAACTAGATGAAGATAACCGTTACTGCATTGGTTGCGGTAGAACTATAGAAGAAATAATACAGAAAGGTAAAAAAGTCCTTGACAAAATACCTAACAGGTAGTATAATATATGTGTGATGCCAATAATGGGTCACGTTATATCAACTTGCTATAAGGAGAAATGATATGAACGCATATAGGACGGCGAGCGATGATCCCTTCTTTTCCAAGTTCTGTTCTTGGACTGTGGGGCATGAGCAACTCTTTAGAGATATGCTAAAGATGAAGAATGAAGTAGGTGGTTATGTTTATAATGCCTACCCACCGCATAATCTAGTAGAAGAAGGTGATGGGAAATATACGATTGAGTTAGCCACTGCTGGTTTCACCAAAGAGGAGTTGGAAGTAAAAACAGAACACAGCAAGCTAACTATCAGCGGCAAGAAAGTCGAAGAAGAAGACGATGAAAAGATCGTACATAAAGGCATAGCGAAGCGACCCTTCTCAAAGTCTTTTACTCTTGCCGAAGACGTGGTTGTAGATGATGTTTCTTTTAAAGATGGTTTGCTTACCATCAAGCTTCAAAAGGTAGTACCTGAAGACAAGAAAGAAAAGATTTACAGCCTGTAACTAAACTTGGGGGAGTGCGTAGCGTTTGCTCCCCCATTTTACATAGGAGATATCATGAGAAAGTCACCCAACACAGTTTATATTGGCTACGATCCCAGAGAAGAAGTAGCTTATGAAGTATTGAAGTTTACTATTGAACGTATTGCAGTTGACAACGTAACTATTAAACCAATTCGTAAAGATGTTGTAGAACGTATGGGTCTGTATAATCGTAAGCACACCGTTAAAGATGGGCAGATGATTGATGACATAGATGGCAAACCGTTCTCTACAGACTTTAGCTTCACACGTTTTCTTGTCCCTGCCTTGAACATGTATCAGGGATGGGCTTTGTATATGGATTGCGACATGTATCTTCGCACAGACATCAATGAATTGTTTGAAGAATACAACATGGATTACTATCCATTATACTGCGTTAAGCATCAATATGAACCTACCGAAGAATATAAGATGGATGGACGAAAGCAGGAAACTTATCGGCGCAAGAACTGGTCAAGCCTTATTCTTTGGAACTGCGGTCACGAGCTTAACAAACGACTAACGCCTCTGGAGGTAAACACCCAGACAGGTTCTTGGCTTCATGGTTTTCAGTGGCTTCCAGATAAAGAGGGCGACATTGGCAGTATGCATCAGGAGTGGAACTGGCTTGATGGTCATTCTCCAGCGGAAGTAGAAGCAAAGAATGTTCACTTCACTACAGGAGGGCCGTGGTTTAGACAGTGGAAATGTGCAAGAGACATTGACGGAAGATACGCTTCCGAGTGGAATGGAGACTACACCTACCTTGCCGGAAAAGGAATTATCAAACCCTATGACATATAAAATTGTAACATGCTTTGACGAGAAGAAGCTCAAGAAAAATGGCTTCAAACTTCTGAATGAGTTCAAAGAAAACTGGCAACCTAATATAGAGTTTCACTGTTACTATTATAATCTAGATATTAGTAACTATTCTCTGCCCAAAGCGAAGAACATTCACTACCACAATCTTAACGACGTTCCTGAGTATGTTACGTTTGTAGAAGAGAACCCCACCCACGATGGTACTGAAGATGGTATGGTGCAGTACACAGAACTTCTGGATGCGCTGTCATCGGGGCCAGATGTTTTCGCTATTACTGAGTGTGCGTTCAACAATGAGGGTGGTTGGCTGATCTGGGTTGACCCCATGTGCGCTACAGTTAAAGACATTAGGTCTTCCACTCTTGATCATTACTTCCCTGATCCCGTCTATAACGTAGACTTTATCTATACGCCTGAGACATCGTACATCATGGCGTTTAATCTGAAACGTCAGACCGCTGTAGATATCATGGGCGATTGGCGTGGCTCTTACATGTCAGGCGAGTTTACAAATTATCGTGAATGGACCGCTGCTTTTATTCTTAGCAGACTTGTTACTATCTATACAGCACATGGTATGAACGTCCATGAGTTTACTGGTATAGAAAATCTAGTAGTAAACATCAATGATAAAAGTTCTATGAATGTCAGGGATAGCTCTGGTAAACGAGTGATTGAACTTTCAGAAACAGAAACCACTCCAGACATTCTTCCCGGTAGGTATAAACAGCTTGCCGACACTATTCGTTTTTATAAGCCTAGTACTATTCTGGAAACAGGGACGTGGAATGGTGGCCGTGCTATTGAGATGGCGCTTGCTGCATTTGATAGAACAGATTCAGTTCATTACATTGGCTACGATCTGTTCGAAGATGCAACAGTAGAGACGGATAAGGAAGAGTTTAATGCCAAGCCTCACAACACAAAGAGTGCTGTTGTGAAAAGGTTTGATGAGTTCACCCAATACATAAAGAAAGAAAAGGGTAAAGAGTTTACCTATGAGTTACATAAAGGTAATGTAAGAGATACTCTTAACTCTATCTATATTGATGAAGTAGACTTTGCTTTGATAGGCAGTGGAAACAGTATCGAAACTGTCCAACACGAATATAATATTCTAAAGAATGTTCCCGTTGTCATGGGTGATCACTTCTTTACGAAGGACGACGAGGACAAAATCCCTGAAGAAAAATATCAGGGTATGAAAAATCTTTTTGATTCTATCGCTACCAAAAAGATTAATGAAGAGAAGACAACAGAAGATGGCTGGACATCGTTCGATGAAAAGTCTACAGTGCGTAAGTATGTTCTGCCTTCAGATGACAGAGTACTTGGTGGTGGTCGCACACACCTTGTTGTCTTCCTTCATGACGAAAAGCTAGAGGATATTCCAGCGGAACTGAAACAGGTTCCTATTGTTGTACATCCCAGAGACTCTGTGCCGAAGGAATATATTCGAAGTAATATTAAAAGAAACCTTCAGCACATTGATAAAGACAGGTGGGTACGGAAGCATCCTGCACACAGAGGCCGAGCGGCTATCGTATCTGCTGGTCCGTATTTGGACTATGCGAAGCTTGAAGAGTTTCTTGCATTTAATCCTGACTGTAAAGTTCTTACAGTTAAACATGCATTGCCGGGTCTAATTAAGAATGGCATAACTCCATGGGGTTGTATTGTTCTTGATCCCAGACCTATCACTGGTAAAAGCACACACAACATCACACGCAAAGACTTGTTCAAAGACTTTGATCCTGACATGAACTTCTTTGTTGCGTCTATGACAGACCCATCTGTTACAGAGCATCTCATAGAACGTAATGCAAAAATCTGGGGATGGCATGCCTTCACTGATTCTCTACGTGAAGAGGATGAGCAGGGTAAGGCTATTGAAAACCAGCAGGTTAAACTAAGCAATGAGCTTGGTATTCCACAGGGAGCTACGCTTATTACTGGTGGTACCTGTGCTGCTATGCGTGGCATTGGTATGCTGCACACTATGGGCTTCAGAGATATACATCTCTTTGGTTTTGATTGTTGTAGAGACGAGCCAACTGACGAAGAAAAGACTGAGACTACTGGTGATCTAGAAGGTGGAGAAGTTCCCAAGCCAAAGTATATACAAGTCAATGTAAAGGAAAAGACATACTGGACTACAGGAGAGTTGCTTGCTATGGCGCAAGA